TTGTGAATCTTGTTTTTTTTTTTTTATTTAGGCTAGACGAGATATAAAAGGGTCTGTCTAGGGGAATCCCATAATACCAGAGCAGGTATGCAAAAAAACAGGCATACCTAACATCTATTAGGTATACCTGTTTTTGGGGATAAGGGGGTAAGTCAGGACTTGAATGTCCTTTTTGCACCCGTTAGCGTAAGATTATAGTAAAACGATGGTGAGTAATACAGTCGCACTTATTATAAAACCCAGGCCAAAAAGTATTTCAGCAAGTGACATAGGAGGAATTCTATACTTATCCCTTAAAAAGGATCCGACTAAACCTTTCATTTGTTTCCTCTTTTAGGGACTTTCCTTGTAACTTTAGGCTTTATTACAACCTTAGGCTTCGATTCTTCTATTAAAAATGCTCTAGCAGATGCTTCTGTATATCCTAATTTCTTAAGACATGCTTTACGTTTCCATCCTGCCGTAGTTTCTAGTATATGTTTTAGTTTATCTTTCATGTAAATATCTACTCAGTAGACTTAATTGTTTTTAACTTTTTCTTTTGTATCTTGTTTAAAGTAAGAACACCTTTAGGCCAAGTAGGAGTAAACATCTTAGACATTCCTTTACGGTATTTAGCTCCACTTTCAAGTAAAGCCTCAGCAATAAGTAGTTTTAACTCAGAGTCAACCGTTCTTTTAACTTCCCTAGCACCATACTCCTCAGAGTACCCTTTATTTAGTATATGAGTAATAAGCTTAGGAGTAACTTTAACAGGTAATAGCCCAAGCTCAATTTTAACGATATCCTTGATACTCTCTTTAGTTAGGTAGTTAAAGCAAGTAATATAGTTCAGTCTGTTAATAAACTCAGGCGCAAACTCAGCTTTAACCTTATCCAATATTACATCACTCGTTACAATACTAGTTTTAAGCTTACCATTAAACCCTAAATCATAACCCTTTTCTTCATGCTTATAACCAATGTTAGAGGTGAAGATAAAAATACTCTGTGAGAAGTCTAAAATATGCCCTTTATTATCTGTCAGTTTACCCGTATCCAATAAAGAGAGTAAGAACTCAAAGAACTTAGGATGTGCTTTCTCAGCCTCATCGAAAAGGAATACCCACTTATTAGAGATCTGTGCTTTCTCTGTTAGGATGCCTCCTCGTTCTGAACCGACATAACCTGCTGGCGCACCAATAAGCTTTGAATATTCATGGGACTTAGCATACTCAGCACAATTAAACTTATAGTAGTTTCCTGTATAGTTCTTTCCAAGAGTTTGAGCTAATAGGCTTTTACCAACCCCTGTAGGGCCAGCAAAGAATAATGTCATATAATTAGACAATCCAGTTAACTGTAACTTTACAGTATTAATAATATTCTGTACTGACTTTTCTTGTCCTATAACCGTGGAATTTAGTGTCTTAATGAGATTGGGTAAATCTTCCACAGTAAATTTTTTCTCTATCTTTGCAGTCTTTTTTGATTTTGTTGCTTCCTCAAAAACCTCTGAAAGTTCCCTAGTAAAGATAATATTAATATTATCTCCTGATGGAGTGTTGTCTTCCTTAAACCCTCCTTTTCCATCTTCTTTTAGGAATGGCATATCTTCTGTCAACACATCATACATTAAATCTGTGAACTTATCAGGAAAGCCTTGGGATGTGGTGAACTCTTCAATAACATCAGGGAAGATTACACTAATAATCTCTAGCCTATACTCAGTAATAATACCCATAATATAATAATCATTATACATGGTATATGCTAGTTCTTTTATCCCTCGTAGGATACTGTCATTAAGAGGAACAGTTTCAATTTCCCCAAGGTTCTCTATATCGTAAGTATATGTAAAGCAATCACTCATTTAGCCCATAAATCCCATTTCTCCACTACTACCACCTTTAGCCATTACAGCCTCCAATTTTACCAAAGTATCCATACATTTAACAGAAGAATTTCTAGCCGTTTGCATTAACTTTAGGCATTCTGCCATTAATTCTTTAGATTGTGTATCTTCAGGGTTATCTTCTACCCTCCCTTTAAAAAAATCAAAAGCTTCCTTAGCTAAAACTCTGTCAGCTTTAGCCTCAGTTACTAATTGTTTAATAATCTTCTTTACGCGGTTTGGATCCAGCGGATCGTTTTCTAATGTGTAATTGTTTCCCATTAATCTCCATCTGTACTACAATGAATGTAGACTCCCCAAGGCTTATAACCAACGTAGTAATTAATTACATCCTGATAATCAGTAAGGGTAAATCCAGTAAGTTGAAAAGCTCCATCTTTCATTTCATCTGTGAAATAAACTGCGCCTTCATTATCTATATAGTCTGCTCTAAACATTATTTTCGCCTGTAAACTTTTCTTGAATATTATCAAACTCACCTTTCAGGTTTTGTTTGGCAGTTGATCGTTTTGTAAGTTGACTAATATTCTCTCGGGAAACTTTTTTAATACTTTCATTTTGATTCATGAAGTAATTCATAGCCCAAGTAATATCAAGCTTCTTATTAACCAAAGAAGCTACAAAGTAGAAAATACCTTCTAAGAAGAGTAAAAAGCAGTAGCATAAATATTCTCTATAAGTCATAGTTCAATCCCTAATCTTTTTAATTTGTCCCATATTTTAGCCCCATTTTTAGCGCGGTAAGATATAGCATTAAGATGATGATCCCAAACCATATGACAGTTTTCGGGTTCAATTTCGCTATTATCATAAAAAACATTATGGGTCATACATCTGCAATAATAACTATAGAAATCATCATCCTCTTCTCTAAAGGATTTGAGTCCACTAATATCATTACAGTAAAAACCTAGCTGGGCAGCAGTCATATAAAGCCCATCAGTTTTTTCATGTATGACACGTTTTCTGTAACTCATATTATATAGGAAGTTGTTTATTCCTATAAGTATATACTCTTTTATAAGAGCATGTAAATTATAATTTATATTAGTAAGAAATATTATCTATGATACAGAAAGGGATTAGCTAGTAAAACGTTCTGTAAAAGCTTCTTCTCGACTTAATCCTCGACCTTTTTGTTCTTTAGTCATTCTAAATCTCTTTCCAGTCTGTTTAGAATAGTCAGAAATTGATTCCCAAAGAGTAGTTGTTTCTAGGTGAATGGAGTTATTAGAGTCTGTAGTACCACTTTCTGTGGACGTATTATTATCAGTATTCATATTTTTTATTATGTTGGTTAGTTCTTCAGTGAACTCGTCTTTAAAATCGCTCATAGTGTATTATACAGGGGCTTACTTAGATTTTACAGTCAAGCCTAGGAGAACTCGGATATCATCAAAATCAGGATTGTCACCACTCTCTATAATATCTTGAAATTCTTTTTCACGGAACTTGGATTCTGTACCTACTACCTGTCTCCATCCTTTAGAGGGAGTAGCGATTAATCCCTCTTTCATCATTACATCACATAACCCGTAAAACTCGCTTAAGCCTTTATTGAATAAAAGCTCGAATTCACAGTCTTGGTATGGAAGTGTTACCTTGTTCTTAGTATTACGTAGTCTACCTTTTACACCATATACTTTCTTGTTATCATCTTTAAGCAAGTCACCAGTCTTATTAGAGATAGTTTTCATATCCACGCTTAAGTAAAACTCTAATGACTTACCACCAGCAGCAATAGTATCGGGACTTCCGAACATTACTCCCACCTTGCTTCTGATCTGGTTTACAATAACAAACGCTACTAGATTATCTCTAAGCATCCCGTTAATCTTTCTAAGGGCAGCACCCGTAATCTTAGCGCGGTGCGCTCCTACCATGTTATCACTGTCATAATTTACTGCCTCAAACTCCTTCTTAGAGGGAGACACAGCAATACTATCATAAGCCACTACAATAGGAGTCTTCTTGTCTACTGCACGAATATCGTTAATAAGGCTTTCAATAGTCTGGAAACAGTCTTCAAGAGTATCGGGGTTAGCGTAAACTAGCTTCTCAGGATCAATACCCAGGCTCTTAGCAAACTCCGGACTATAGGAGTTTTCACTATCAATAAGTATAGCGTAGTATCCCTTGGCTTGAGCATCCTTTAAGATGTGGGTACAGAATACAGTTTTAGCAGAACTATTCTCACCTTTGAATTGTGTGATCCCACCAATAGGGATTCCATCTGTATAGTTTCCAGAAATAATTTTATTTAGCGCGAAAGATCCAGTACCTACGAATCCAAGATTTGCAGGTTGTTCGGATAATAATCCAGCGTTTTTTAGTTTGTTTAGTACGTCAATATTCATATCTTATTATACTAGAATATCGCTATACATCACCTCTTTGATGCCGTATTTCTGTATTAGTTTAGAGCAACATTCACAGGGTTTAGAGTACATTCCATACCTCCTATAAACGTAGATAGAAGCACCCTTAAGACATATTCTTCTCCTAACTGCATCCTTAATAGCCGCACCCTCGGAGTGTAACATTTTGTAATCGCCTGAACCAAAGAGAGGATCGGTCTTATGGACATTATATCCTTTTGACACGATCCTCTTAGATCCACGGAAGATTACTGCGCCATGACAGAACTTCGCTTTACTTTTTTCTGACTCCCTCTTTGCTATCTTTATGATATTTTCAGAGGGAGTCTTAATCACACTAGTCATCCAAGAAATTCATTGCTTTATCAAACCATACAAAAAGAACTATAATTGCAATAATACTTATACTAAGTAAAGAAATAATCCACAGAGGACTAAAAACCCACCACCAAGACCATGTAATATATCCAGTTAATTTAAGACCAATAAAAAATATGGTAAGAAGTTCGGGATATCCCATACTCTTATAGGAGTAAGTTATTTTATTAGTCATTTTAAATGTCTCGTTTAATATAAAGTTTACACAGTTACTAGTACACTTTCCTTCATAGTGTTGGCTGCTAAAATATCAGCATAAATATCTGATAGTGCCCTATGATTTCTTGGAGTTGTATTATCTTTCTTAAAGTCCATGAACATATAAACCGCATTTAAATCAAAAGTACGGTAATGGAGTAGTTCATAAAGAGTAGGCATATTTTGACGTAGGAAATTCTTATCAAAGATAGGGTTACTTCCCGCTAGTACAGGAGCATTATAACTATCATTTACATAAATATCAAAGTACTTTTCAATAAAAGAGATACATTTTTCTTCAACCTCAGGCATAAGAAATTTAGCAGACTCAAGATCAAGCCATAAACTATTTTGATTATGCATTTCGTACACTTTAGGTATACACTTATCTTTAAGGAATTGAATGTCAGGTTTCTTAATTACAAATGAAATCTCATCGACTATTTGTAGATCTTCTGTAACAATAAATGCCACTTCTAACATATCATCAGTTACAGGGTCTAGTCCTGTGGTTTCAGTATCACACCAAAGTAGTAGTTTGCTCATAACGTATGATACTGGTAAGGGGTGGATTTAAGCAATAAAACCGCTACCACAATCCGTGTTTATATCTTCAGTCTTGAAGCTTAGGTCTAGGTATTCCTGGTCTTAGGTATCCGAAGTGTTTTGACATTGTACCCTTTTCTAACATTTCAGGATCACAGGTAGGGCAATGTGTAGGAGGCATTTCCATATTCTCTGTCATACTCTGAAATAATTCAAAAATCTCTTCGCACTTATTACATTCATATATATAGGTAGGCATTAGCGATTATCCCCACTCCCACCTAACTTACCTCTTTCTTGTCGAGAGGCTAGTTTTTTTAAATTCATTTTGGCTATATCTTCTAAGGCGTATCCTGTGTGTCTAGCTATAGCAGCTACATACCAAAGTACATCACCAAGCTCTTTAGCGATTTCAAATAAATCGTCTTTGTCTGCGTTTCCATCTTTATCACGAATTAACTTCTTTACCTTTTCAGCTACTTCTCCAGCTTCACCCACTAAACCTAAAATAGGATAGACAGGGAACCCATCACCATCAGGTAAGGGGTAAATAGCTGTTCTCATAGCTTGGTTTTGATACTCACTTAAACTTAAATTTTCCATTATACGTTAGTGTATGTTTTTAACTGCTTTTCAAGAATAGGATAAGCTTTTAGTAGCTCTCTAACCCCATCTACAAGAGAAACCTTAGGGGACCAACCCGTAGCCTCTAATTTTTCGTTAGAAACTATATAATCCCTTTTATCAGGATCAGTATTGATATCATCAAAGTTTATTGAAAAGTTAGGAACTAATGTTTTTATAACCTCGCAGAGTTGCTTCTTATTTAAGTTAGCATTAGACAACCCAACATTATAAAGCTCTCCTCCCATTAACTCATAGTTCTCGATACCATGAAGGAATGCATTAGTTACATCTTGGACATGAATATAATTCCTCTTGAACTCATGCTCAAACAGTACGATATAACCATCGTTATAAGCCTTGTAAGTAAAATCATTTACTAGGAGATCAATTCTCATACGAGGAGACACTCCAAAAACTGTAGCTAATCTAAACACTACTCCTCCTGCTCGGATTACTTCTTTCTCAGCTAAACACTTAGTAACCCCATAATGGCTAATAGGGTTTAGAGGAGTTTCCTCTGTGCAGAAAACATCTTTCTCTCCAACCCCATAACCACTATTGGAGTTAGGGTAAATTACTTTCGTATCTTCTCTTTTGTTATCACAGATAAATTTGACATGCTCGTAATTAATCTTGGTAGCCCCATCTCTATCTGCATCACAAGCAGGAAATCCTACTATAGCAGCGAAGGGTACAATAACATCTGCCTCCTGAATAAGAGGAAGCATTAGTTCTTGATTAGTAACATCCCCTAGAATGAAGTTGAAGTTATCCCTACAACAGTATTCTGTTAATGGAGTTTGTCCAAACTTAAGAATGTCTACTACCGTAACTTTAGCCCACTCTTGGGCCATGATATTCTTAACAAAAACGGAGCCGAGGTATCCTGCTCCTCCTGTAATTAAAATGTTTCTCATATTATTGTGCTTCAAAAGCAGTGTTTAGTGTGGTTAGAAGAAAATCTAAAGTGTCTCTTTCTAAGGATGGGTAGTTACCAATATACCAAGAATAGTCATGAATGTAATTCACAACTACGAAATCAGAATCGTTGTAAGTGTCTTTAAAAAAGGGCTGTTTTAGTTGATTTCCCCCGCCTGACAAGCCTCTACGGAACTCAATGCGCTTCTCTGTCAGAAGACTCTCTAACAAGTCCCTTTTGTGCATATTAGCATCTTTTAAGACAACTACGAAGGCATAGTTACTTTGTCCTTCCATGTCGAAGGAGGTCATGTAGTGAGTTGAGTCTAAGTTACTCATAAAGTACTCAAAGTTATCCGCTCTTTTAGAAACATTAGCATCAAGTTTCTTTATTTGGGACAATCCAATGACTGCATTAATCTCAGTACTTCTAAAGTTATGGGAGGGTGCTAAAAATAAGAAATCACTGTTGACCTCTGGATTTTCTTTAAATATAGAGTCTTGTAATCTCTTGTCTGTCATTTCCCGTACCATACCGTGAGATCTTAATGCCCTGCAAACTTGATAGAACTTGTTATCATCAGTACAAATCATGCCGCCCTCGATAGTTGTCATATGATGTGCGTAGTAGAAACTAAAGTTAGAGGCAAAGCCAAGGGATCCAGCTTTCTTTCCTTTGAAGGTAGCACCATGAGACTCACAAACATCTTCAATAAGAATAATATTATTATCATCACATAGCTCTAATAGCTCGTCACTAATACCATTAAACCCTAATACATGCGTTAAAAATATAGCTTTAGTTTTAGGTGTAATCTTGGTCTTCAGTTGATCAATATCAAAACTAAGATTATTTAGGTTGATATCGCAGAATACTGGGGTAAACCCAGCGAACTTCACAGATGCTATATCGGAAATCCAAGTTAGAGGAGGGAGTATTATTTCACCCTCTCCTTCTAGGTAAGCTAAAGCTAACATAGTAAGCTCATTGGCAGCAGATCCAGAGTTTACAAATAAGCTATGCTTTACTCCTACCCACTCTGACCACTTCTCTTCAAACTCAACTACCTTAGGTCCATTAGTTAACTTAGGAATCTCTTCCTGACTAAGAAAATCAATGACCTCTTGAATATCCCCCTTGTCAATATTATCCTCCATAAGGGGTAAAATAAACTTACTCATATTATTCGGCAAAGCTAACTAGCTCATTAAATGTAGTCCCATACTTATTATCTCTAGTAGAGAGTATAGGGTTGTCTATAGACCAAGGTATATTTAGATCTTCATCATCGTACCTAACACTAACTTGTGCGTCTGCTCCATTATAATAGTGTGACCACTTGTAAAAGAACACACATTCTTCAGAAAGACATAAATGTCCGTTTAAGTAACCTTTCGGTAGATAGATAGCTTGGGGCGTTTTTCCAGACAGAGTAAGGAAAGTCTTTTCTCCAAAATTAGGATTTTCCTTAAAATATGGAGTCGCAAAAAATTCAACTGTTCCCTGGAGAACAACAATTAGCTTATTGGTAACTGCGTCCCCGTGCAGTCCACGAAGAACATTTTTAGTAGATACTGAGTACCTATCTTCTTTGAAACTTCCGGGTACATCTTTTCCGAGAGTAGAAAGGAATCCTCTATTATCCTCATACTTAGGAAGGGTTGTTACTTCTATCGTATTGGGAAATTTATTCATTTACTAATCCTTGCTTTTCCATCCAGTTTAGCATATACTTAGTTGGGTTGTCCATATACTTCCTAAGGGTATTATCAAAATAGTACCTTGCCTTTGTTTGGTCTTCCTTAATTATGCAATCCTCAATATTAGTAAGCTCTTTTAGGATTGGGGCTAAATCAGTTTTTCCGTCCCAAATAATTCTTCTAATAAAAGAGGAGTCTGAGTACTTATGGTCTACTAGTAAGTAATCTACGTCTGATATTAGCACAGGTACTCTTCCATAGTAACAGGATTCAAGGAGACGTACACTATCTGTTCCGGACCCTCTTGGGCATAAGGAAAAAGCATATTTTTTTAAATCCTCTAAGTACTCTTCTTGTATCTTAGACCCAACTAAAGAAGGGCCGTTCCAATGGTTGTTAGAAATAAGGTCAACTTTTACAGTACCATTGTTTTTTTGTATCAAGTTGTTAAACATATTGTACCTAGTATTACAATTTATATAACCTCTAAACCCAAAGGACCTGTCTAGGCAGTATTTCAAATCTTCAAATCTATTTTTACATATGTTTACAAATAACTTGGAAAATGTGGGTCTAACAAAAAGATTCCTTATTTTGGAGTCGTACTCCTTAAGAGGTCCATTCACAGTTATAATAGAATTCCATAAAAAGGAAGGTATATCAAATCCTCCGTCACCCTCTAAATCTATAATATGCTTCTCCGGACAGGAAGAAAAATACTTAAAATCATTTATATTGAAAAGTTTATAATCGTGTGACCATTGCCCCATATAGTAGTAATCTGCGTCCTCGGGATTACTAACTAACGTACACTCCTCCTTTAAACCTTTCTCAGAGAAAGGTATTACGTTGTAATAATCTACATCAGAATCGTGAACATGAGGGATAGCTGTTGGATACTTATAAATTTTCATAATTAAGCTCCTCTTTGGTAGAATAGAAGTACTTTTCTACTACTAAAGATAACCTCTCCTTATTTTTAGGAAGTCCGTCTACAGTATAAGCATTATTGTCATGGATCATTATAGAATTACACTCCTCGTATCCAAGCCCGGCTACTAAAGCTTCAGTGTCATTAATAAATTCCTCTGCATTACGGCCAAATAATAAGTTGTTCCATGTATTGTGGTGTACAGGGGATACATGAGGTACACAGGATGATGCACCATCAACACCTTTAGCATGATTAAGTAAGTAGTCTTTTAGTATAACCCATCTCTTACCAACAGATGCTGATACAAAAGAGAATGTAGACTCGGTACAACACGCTGCAAATACATCGGGCATTAGCAACCCATTAAACCTCTTGAAAATATCATTAGAAAACATCTCAGCATGTCCATTACACGCTGTGCCTACAGGAACTTCATGGTTTTGTCCTAGTAGTGGAGGGTTATGTATTCCTACATTATACAATGCGTTATCATTGCAAATTTGAAAACTTAGCATAGCGTACTTGTTAGAGTTCATAGCCTCAACAGCCTCTTTAATAGCCCCCTCATTCGATAAGAAATCCACACCAGAGTCTACATACAAATAATTCTTAAACTCACCGAACATTTTTACACATCTCTTGACAGTTAAGTTGAAAGTTATATTAACAGGCAAAGCAATATTTATCTCAGAAATAATAATTTTGTCCTTGAAAATGAACTTTAGATACTCTCTGCATATCTTAGAATTGTTACAAGAAGATACGGCAATTTTAGTGCCCTCTGGGAGATCACAATCTAGAATAGATTGTATACATCTTTCGTAATGTGTATGGTTGTCTTTAGTTCCATAGGTATTGAAAACTATTAATAAATCTTGCATAAGGTTACTTCCTCTATTTCTTTTAGTATCTCCCCCTCACTTGGGGGCAGGTTATCCGTATCTTTAGAGAACCCTGCTGACCTATCCTTAAGTCCCATGACCTTGACAGGTTTTCCGGACTCTACCATTAAGTCGTAAGCTACAGACTTGGCTATACCGTTAGTGTAGTCATCATCTATAACAATTGCTCCAAATTTTGATTTCTTTATTACCTCTACAACGGTATCAAAGTGTAGAAAAGGCTTAAGGTATACTATTGGGTTAACGCTTACTTTAAGCTTGCTTCCAATAGTAGCTATAGCTTTATTAATTTCTCCTCTAGGTACAGAGATTGGCAACAAAACTACATCTGGATCGTCAAAAACTTTATAATTTTCCTCTTTCTCAGTTAGAAAGCTAGATCTATGTTCTGATATAATGTAAGGATCGTCCCCTAATACAGCATGAGCCCACACTTCCTCATATTCTTTAGGAGTCCTAGGGCATGATATAGAAACTCCGGGCATTTTGTAAGCTAAAGAGATATGTGAGGACCCAGCTACTGGACCTATACCCCCTTCCATAGAAATAGCTCTAACTATAATGGGGCAAGGAACCCCCCATATCTCCTTGCTTTTAGCAGCGTAGTTAACTACGGAAATCAAGTTATACCATAAGAATCCTTGATACCTAACAACATATATAGGTTTACTCCCAAATAAGGCGGCTCCTGTAGCGATACCTCCCCCAGCTACATCTGACATTGACAGTTCCACAAGGTTGGGGTGATCAGGAACTTCAGGTATAGTACCACCAACCCAACCAACTGCGCTTAGACATTGCCCTAGCAATAAATTGCCCTTCTGCATATGTTCCAAGGTAAGCCTACTTATAGTTTTTGCTAAACTGTGTCCCATATTTTTTTATTATCTAGTTTGGCTCTTTCGATTATACCTGGGAACTCTTTGGATTCATCTTTTAGACGATCATAAACGCCTTCGTTAGTTCCGCTTCCTGCGTGCCAGCAGATTCTTTCAGATCTAATATTTAGAAAACTAGTCTCCTTTGGGTTTATTTCCGATACCACGGAGAGTAAAGAATCTAAACTATCACAAACATCAAAAGATGCCTTGATTCCAAAAGATTTAGCTACTTCAGACATTTCCCAAGATCGTCTAACTTTTTTCTCTGTAAGGATAGAGAGATTGTTATCCTCAACCACAAACAACATTGGAAGCTTCTTGCTTGATGCAAATCCTAAAGATGCTAGTACATAATCCTCCTCTGCGGAAGCGTCTCCCATAATAGATAATGTGTGAGAATTTTTACCTTTAATAGTATTGCTTAAAGTAAACCCTACGGATAGAGGAACTTGGTCCCCCATAAAACCACTATGCCCTAGCATCTTATTGGGGATATTTATAGAAGCAGATCCTTGTTTAGAACCTTTTAGCATAGTGATTAGCTCTTTAGGATCTCCACCAAAACATAAATAGGTTGAGTGGGCTCTATGTTGAGCGAAAATATAAGAGTCAGGGAAAAACTCGGAAAGAACAGCGGGAAGAAGTTCCTGCCCAATAGATAAGTATACTGGGCATGTTATCACTCCCTCAATTATAGACCTTTGAACTGATAATTCAAACTCCCTACAAAAACATGCTTTGTATAAAACTCTCTCTTTTATCTTTTTCATTGAGCAATTACTAAGGTATTCCATAAAGTAAAACTCCCCCTGTTTATAGAAAATATATTGTAATCATTAGAATTTCTTATCTGAATAGGATCATCATCTATAAACACTATGTTCTTGTTATTTAGTTTTGATAAAAACCTACCTTTATTAAACTCTCTTGTTTGTAACACTATATTATCTTGGTACTTTAGTAGCCCTAGAAGCATTAAGAGTAGGTAAGAAGGTTGATCTTCAAATCTATTGATAAAATCTGCCCCAGCACTGATGGTATTGATTGAATGAGTTTCATCCTTAGCTTTTAGAAAAAACTTTCTAAGCCCAGATTGTAATTCACACTTACCATTACTAGCAACAATTTTATCAGGAGAATCTTTGGATACTGTAAAAGGTCCTTTCAAGTCTTTAGCCCAGATTTCTACTCCTACTTCATTGTAGCAGTTCCATATGGTCTTATCCAGATCTAACCAGAGGCTATACATTGATCTCTAATCTCTTTGCATTGTGCGTGGAAGAGAATTCTGAAGAGAGCAGGTTGTACCCAGCCTTAGTAAGGCAGTCTCCTTCTCCAGCTATTACTGCTACCTCATTAACAAGTCCGGGCTCTAAGAATACAACTAAATCAAATTTAGACATGTCATTATCTTCTTTGAAACACAGTTTGGCTCCACTAATCTCAGTCTCAGTAAGCTTACCAGTCTCAAGGTAATCAAGATCTCCTCGGGGATACTCAGTTGTTTCATAAGGTGTACCCTCTCTTCCATATAAATCTTTCAATCTAATAAGATCTCCTTTATCAACAGGAGTTTCTATTTCAAGTAGGCATAAATCTGATAGTGCCTCTGTGGAATGAAATACCCCTTGACGAATTATAGTTTTATTCCCCCGACTTACTTCTATAGAAGATGTGAGAAAGCTAATCTTTGCCTCCCCATTTAATACAATTAAACTTGTCTTCTTTTTTGGGTGGCAATGTAAAGAGGTCTTCTCTCCACGATTTATATGAAGTACCCATCCTGCTACATTACTTTCTTCAAATAATAGATACTCTTTACCCCAAGGTTTTGGGATTACTACGCTTTTATAGTCTTTCATTGTAAATGTCATAAGTCTGTAAAGTTTTTTCCATCCATTCAGGCATATCTTTGTAATGTGCGCCAGAAACAATGTTGGATGATATTACAGGATTTGGATTGTAGCTTCCTCCAGCATTGATTATATCATCTTTAATACTATAATAACCGGAGACTTCTTCATCTTTTACTTTCCCACAGGAAATAAGAAGCTGCGCTCCGTGACATATTGATGATATCACCTTGTCCTTAGACCATGCTTTGATAAAGTTTAGCACTGGAACAGACTGTCTTACTTTTTCTAAAGCTTTAACTCCTCCGGGCAGAACTAATAAGTCATAGTTTTCTGGGGATAAAATCATATTATCCCCAATGCATTTGAACTTCGTCCCAAATAGGCCGATGACTTCTTCTTTTCCCGTAGCCCCAGAGATTGTAACCTGGAACCCAGCTTCTTGAAGCCTGTAGTAAGGATAGATTACTTCCTGATCTTGGAACCCGTCCCATGTAATAATAAGTGCTTTTTTCATTTTTTTAGTCTCCTAGTAATTTTCTTTTTAGTTTAAGTCTAGATTGGCTTACTATGTTCAATCTAGCTTGATGCCCAAATTTGGACTCTATTAGTGATAGATAGCTTTCGTCTAAAACTACCTCTTGCCAAGCCTCGTCTCTAAACCGTAGAACTTGCTCGGCAGTTAAGTGCCTAGTTGGTAAAGGTTTGCAGTCATAAGAATAAAACCCGTACCCACTAGTACTGTCTGGGAGATCCCATCCATTCTCTACAGCCTCTCTGTATAAGGGACTTCCGGGTAAGGCAGCAGCGCAGTACATATTAGTAAACTCAGCATTAATGTCTTTTGCAAGATCTAATGTTTCTTGCAAGTTTTCTAAATTCTCACCGGGAAATCCAAATATATAATTTGCTCCAACATTAATTCCAGCCTTTTTTATTTCTTTTACTACAGATTTAATGTGAACATCCTTAAATTTTCCTTTTGTGATCTCCTGCCTAACAGTTTTATTAGCAGACTCTATACCTAGTCCAAGCCAATTAATACCAACACCTTTAAACCTAGTAAGCATATCTGGTTTGCAAGTATCGACCCTGCTATAAGCCCACATGTTAAGGGGATACTTTCTGTCCTCCAGGAGTTCTATTATAGGAAGGTAATGCTTCTTATGTAAAAAAAACATCTCGTCGCTTATTCTAATATTTTTTACTCCATACTGATTATACAAGGTATCAAACTCTTTTATGATAAAATCGGCGGGCCAATACCTCATAATATTAAAGTCTGAAGATACAGCGGAGTCCTCGTTGCTAGTTCTGTTTAGGATATTAATCATACAAAAATCGCATTTAAAGTTACATCCGAATGAAGTATAAATAGCGGCGAAGGGGCTTCTATCTTCTAGGCTATAGTTGGTATGCCAAAAATGGGCTCTATATAAATCAAATGGAGTCTTATTGTAAGGTAAGAGGTCCCATGCATATCCCGGTAAATCCTCAACCATTCTATTTTGAGGCACAATTCTTTCTGGGTCGTTTATTACTATAGAAGAGTCTTCGTTCTTAAATCCAATTCCCTTTATATTATGCAAATCACTCTTTAAATTAGATTTGAGTAGATTATGCAAAGCATATACCCCCTCATTTAATAGAACAATATCAACACAACTATTAGACACGACTTCTTTTGGCAGGGCTGAACTATGGGATCCGACAAAAACAGTGATGTGACCTTCCCTATGGCATTTGTCAGAAAGAGCGTAAGCTCCTGTCATATTGACTGTGCCTGAATTTGGATTCTGTCCGTATACAACAAAGCAAACCATTCTCGGGGCTAGTTCATTAATTCTATCCAGAGCCTCATCGTCTGTTAGTCGTTCCGCATTGGCATCCAAGAGGCTCACAGAAAATCCTTTACTTCTACAGCTTTGGGCTAGGAGTAAAGCCCAAGTTGGGGTTTCTATAGCAGCATAGGTATCTGCAAGCCCTTGGTACGATTGCTTTGCAGAATTAGGCTCAACAAACAGCACATCTATCTTATTGTTTTGTTTCATAATACTGTGATTCCTTTACTTTACACGCCTGATCCATCCTACTATAATACTCTATTCTCTAACATACCCGCCAAAATATTAGGCTCTTTGGGTGAAAAATTATCTTTTAGGTCTTGGTAGAGTAACGCAGAGTTAGGGAAGATAATTAATAAGTTATTTTTCATAGTATAGTCATTCCTCTTCCTTGTACAACTCTAGTAGAGCAGTCATTAGCAAACTTAATAGCAGAAACAATATCGAAAGTTTTCAAATAGTTAGTTACTAGAGCAGCTAAAAAAGTATCTCCTGCTCCAGAAACATCCTTAACACTAACGTTCTCAACGGAGTAGTTTATCCCTTTGTAACTAGATCCTATACTACCTAAAGTTATAATAATTTTATCATCATAAGAATCGTCTATATAATCTTTACTCTTTCTAAACTCTTCAGAGTTGATTTTAATAAACTTAGCCTTAGTAGACCAAGGCCCAAGAACTTTCTTTGTATCCAGAAATGTTATAGAATGCCTACTTAAAATATACTCAATAGCCTCTTTGGACAGAAATCCTTTATTATAATCGGAGATTACTACCGCCGCATACTGGGAGAAATCAGTGCCTTCTATACTACTCAAGTCACATGAAGTAAACTTATCATCATTAGTATCCACTCGGAGAAACATATGATTAGACCTATTATCAACGTACCTTACTTTTGTTATATCGTCTTCATTATTGTTAGATATTACATCACATGTAGTACCCAAAGACGAGATATTATTCGCTACAAGTTGAGCCATGCCTTTAGAGGTACGCTTAGAAAGTTCTTTAAATACTGGCACAGGAGCCGATGGTTCCAGTCTATCGCATGTTCCATAGCAAAAAATATCGGTGCATGTCTCACCTATAACTAAAATTTTCATACAAATGTATCTCCAATCTTATAGTTAGTAACTAGGGTTCTTAAAATTTCCCCCGTTTCAACAGCAAAATCATCTACTTTGTATCCGGATGGCACTGATTCCCAATGCCTTATATGTAATGGCAATTCTACACAAGGACAACCATTAAGATGCAAGAATATACTTAACCAATGATCAGCATGATGGGGCGTTTTCAAGTTAAATGACGGATGAAAAACATAATAATTTAATTTTTCTAAAGTGTCTCTAGTTAGAACAAAGAATCTACACATAAGAGTCCTTGGACCTTCTGTGTAAGCGGGGTATGGACCTGTTGCTAAGGTAGCGACCTTATATTCCTTATCTTTGAAATACTCGTTATTAAATGAAGATTTAATAGAGTTTATATTAAGTGGTGGGTATTCATCATCTGTCAGTCCAACAATATATTCTCCAGTACACTCTTGTGCGGCTTGATTATACCCTTGGGGACCATTTATACAAATTTTATCCTCTATAAGTACAACCCTATCATCCTCTATTACAATGTCAGGAGTATGGCAAATAACGATTTCATTATTAGTCATATCTTGCTCAAACAATGAATCTATAACTCTTTTTGCAAAAAGTTCGTATGGTCTATTTGTGCTGATTAATATACTAAGTTCTTTCATATTTCTATTTATTTTAATAAAACCCTTATGGAATATTATTATATATAACTAACACACTCACTTTAGCTTGCCCGTTAGTATATCTTTTAGCATCACCCAGTCACAAGCTTTAGCCCAAAGAGGATGCGACCAAGCTGCGGGAGTATTTTTTTCAAAGTACAGGTGTCCAATCCATGCGAAAGGATAAATAACAAAAGGCACAATCGGCAACAGTATCCACGTTTGTATTGTGATGATATACCATAGTACCGTTAATGTAGTTGCTTGCCCTACAACATGAAGCCACCTATTTACCTTATTCTGATGTAATGTTAAATAATATTGGTAATAGTCTGTAAATGTCTTTTCCTTACCCATTCCAACTAATCTCCCAATCTTTAAAATCAGCAGCAAGGCAATCAATCTTGTAGTCCTTTCTTCCACCAACAATCTCTTGAACCTTATTCTTAGCTGTATTTCTAATACCGTTTAGTCCATGAGTTAACTCTAAGTCATTTCCTTCACCGATACCCTTTCTATAGTTTGATTCGTTGTGCCAAATATGTAAATTCATTTGTGATAATACAACTATAGCCCTAATAACCTCTGAAGTAATTTTAGCAGACTCGTTATCTATTACTAGCTGTATATCATGTAAGATATCTTGGATCTCTTGTGAATATTCATCCTTATGCTCAGTGATGAATACCTCTTTAAGTTGGGCGATGGATAGTCTATCAATTAATTCGGATAATGTTGGTAAGTACTTTCTATCTGTGTTATTTTTCATATATAGTTCCTTTTAGTTTTTCTAACTTTTCCAAATCCTCTTCTCGTCTTGGTAGTAGGTTTTGGTATATTTCATAAGGTTTATCCTTGCTAAACCTATTTCTATTTTCTAAATACGTTATATCTATAGGAGATTTTCCTATAGTAAAATGCATGTGTTCGTTTACAAAATCCAATTTATACTTTCTTCCTAGCTTGTCCGCTAGTTCGGTTAGCCAAGTATCAGAGTAATCAGAGGAGAAGTAAGGAGGTGTAATATACCCTAAAGCCTCTATCCATCGTCTATGGAGTATGGGGTGGGTAGCTAACTCTTTTTGATTTAAATCATCCCCATAGGCTAAAACTATTTTATCTTCACTCTCATCAAACTTAGAGATAACCATTTGGTCCCAATTATCAGTTCTAAAAATAAGATCGTCTCCACCACAAAATATGATATCCTCTTTAATAAAAGGTATTAGCATGTTTACAGTTGCGGATAGGATTATTCTTGGACCAGTGTATACAAAGATCTTATCTTTATACCTTTCGTTTAGAGTAGGTATTATGGTGGGTGTTAGGCAATCATCTTCATCTACATAGAGATAAAACTTAATAACTTCCTCATTAGAGACTGTATTATATACCGAGGAAATAAATCTATCTAAGAGGTCAGGTCTATTTCTAGTAGGGAGTACTATAGCTATTTTACTATTATTCATTTTTTCCTCTTCCATTACTTCCGTTTGATTCTGGTCTTACCAGATATAATACTTCTCCTAACCAAGTTACTGAAGCTCCGTCTTTCCAGCAATCATATACATGTGTAAAGTCAGAGTAATCAGGATTAGGTTCGGTTTTGAATGGACGGTGTTTAAATAACTCTTTTCTATAAATAGCCATTGCTACATTACCTAAAACTACTCCTAATGTACCGTCCATACATAAATCATTAGAAACCCTTTGTACTCCGTTAATATTAAGAGTTATAGGGTCTTTGAATCTAATACCAGGAATAAGAATATCAGGGCCATTAATATTTTCTAATTGTTTTCTAAGTATATTACCAGCACCTTCAATAAACTCATCATCATCATCTAAAAATGCAACGTACTCAGCATCAGCCATTGCTACTCCCACATTACCTGCCATGAAACCATAACCGCCCCATTGGTGAGGTAAGATAATAGTTTCTACGGAAGAACTAACCTCCTCCTTCATATAATCAACATATGAGTTAAAGTTTTCCCTCCCATCGCATACTACAATAGTTTTAAACCCTTCTCTAATAGAGGATCTAGCAGCATTTTTTACAGTAGGTCTTCCAATGGTCTTGATTATGACTGTTACGTTGTTCATTTTACTACGATATCGGTTGCGTCTTTAAGCTGATTAAATACTTGTTCATAGAGATCCAATCTCTTATAAACTACTTTATTTAGGTCAAATTGTTCGTCTGTAATCTGCTTGAGGTTAGCTCCCATGCGAGCCACCTTTTGAGGGTTCTTTACAAGTGAAGAAAGCACTTTCACCCACTCTGTACGGGGAGCATCAGGCTCAATCAGGTATCCTGTCTGCCCGTTGATAATAGTCTCGTCATAACAGCCTACGTTAGATGCTACAAGGGGTACACCATATCGACCACACTCAGATACTTTAATATCAGATTTTGAATTGTTAAATTTATTGTTCTGGAGAGGGGCAATACTTACATCAATATTAGCGTACATTCCACCGTACATATCAATAGGTAACGCTTGATAAATATTCCAGTTTCTAGCTCCTTTAAAACCACTTAGGAGTAAGTTTTGATAATCATCCCAAGTGTCTTGTTGCCAGTCTTTTACCCCATCCTTAGGCATTCCTGGTCTTCCATAGAATCCCCATTGTGCATTCTCTCTTCCTGCTCTCTGATTTACCATTGCAGGTACAGCAGAAAACTCTTTTAGGTCTTCGGTATGGTGAATTCCTCCAACCCATCCGATCCTAGTAATATTCTTTTTGGGCTTGATTATTTTATCGTTATTCCAGCAAGGTAAGTTATAGTCAATAGAATTTTTAACTACCGCTAATACTCTTCCCACATGTTCTTGTATATTCTTTGCAAACTTTCTTTGAGTTACAGTTACTAGATCTGATTTGCTATAGATCCACGCTGTAATCTCTGATAGTTTCTTCTCTTCGTAAACCTTCTCTAATCTATGACCGGAGTATAATTCAGTCAAAAGATCGTCCGTATCAAAGTGAAAAAGGCAACCATATTCTTTGGCTACCCCACATAATCTAGCAGTAAACGGGCCACCGAAGTTTGAAATATTATTGGTCATAACAACATCAGCCCATTTGAAGTCTGCGTAATCAAAGTCAGGAATTTTAGTTCCTGTCTTTAGGTCAATATCTAACGGGTTAGTTACAATTTTAACTTCTACTACATCAGGATATAACTCAGCTAGTTTACTTAGTGGTTGAATGAGTCTGTACTGAGCGCAGCCTCCATCATTAGCCTTGATAGCTAGAATATTTAATTTACGTTTGTTTTCAAAAAATCCTACTCTATTCTTCCACTTATTTGTTTGCATAAAAAATCCCTTTGGTATATCTTATTATACCAAAGGGATTTATATTAACCGTTAATTGGTTCAGTCTTTTTGGGCATTTCTTCAGAAACTACAAGAGTAGAGTCATTTGCTGCCTTTTCACTCTCAGTGCTTGAGTGCATAGTACCTATAGCCTTACCAAGAGCTTTAATTCCTTCAGCAACCGTAGTTGAGTTCCAAGGAAGAACAGCCTTCTTTACAGTACCATAATGCTTCCTCTTACGAGGAGAGAATAGGGCTAGTACACCTTCCCAAGCCGCAAAGCCTGGAATAGCTACTTTACCCACAGTCATAATACTGTCCCAAATCCCCTCTTTAGTAAAGCCTTCTTCACCGGGAATAAGTACAAATCCTAAAGAAGGATCAATCAAAGAACTCTCAGGAGTTAGTACAAAAATACTATCCCCAAAAACCTTAATAGCTTCTTCTGGAATTACGCCCTCAGGGATAACTCCAGCTTCTTGCACCATTTCAGGCCTTACATTAGACAGTGATGTTACCATCATAGCCTCAGTTCCTTCTTCTCCCATAAAGAGAGATTGCATCATTGCACACGATCCTAGTAACGGGATGATTACTAGGAGTAATATTGTTGTTAATTTATTCATTATCCTTTAAGTCTGTTAGCGAAATCCTCATCAGAAGCTTCTTCTTCTGGTTCAGAATTTTTGTGTTCAGAGGGTTGTACCTCTAAAGTAGAATGCATACGAATTTCCATTCCTACCTTCTTAAGTTCATCATAAGGCTTAACTTTAATAAGACCATGAATATCATGAAGGTTGTCCATGATTTCAGAGATCTCTTTTGAAGTGCCTAGTTTAGTTGCTTTAGGACGAGCCATTGATTGTGAGTAATCAGGCCAGTCTGTTCCTTGCTGAGTTTTAACGATTTTGAAATCATGTCCCTCAACAGTATCAAGGAAGTCACCGTAATCTTCAGTGTTAAGGATTGATGAGATAATCTTATCAAATACCTTAATTCCCGTAGAGAAAATCTTTACACCTTTGTTAGCACGATCATAAACGTTAAGATAATAACGTTTTCCGGGCTTAACTTTACGTGCTAGATCTTCATCAGTTTTCACACCTGTTTTCCAAAGATCATAATAAACATCACAGATAGGACAGGCATCGCCTTTAAGTCTTGCACAGTGATAGTTAGTTACTCCCCCTTTTTTATTATTATAATCCTTAGGAATACGGTGAATAGCTGTTTCAGCAAAGAAGCTTGATACTTCTTCATCAATACTAGGAAGTACTCGTACTACGGTTTCTTCGTTAGTGTTTACAGTTAGAAAGTTTTCAAGGAAGTCCTTGTTGGTGTTGCCGCCACCTTGGGCAGCGATTAGTTGTTCATGTTTTGCGCGTAGTGCGGCTAGATCAATCTTAGTCATATTAGTTTTGTGCGTATAGCTTGGTTTCAGAACGTTGGTTTGATGAGAGTTGGACAAGCATACTGTGTCTTTGTTCTAAAGAAGACACTAGCCCTTTCAAAAGTCCTACTTTGTAATTATACTTAATTACATCTTCATGTAACCGATTATACTCATCAGTTGCAGTTACATATGCTTCAGTTGCTTTGTCTGTAGTTTTCTTACCTCGTACTATCCAGTCTGCTCTGGTTTCCTTAGTCGTTACTGCTACGAAACGATCTAAATGGTGTACGGATAAATCATAAAGATGTTTAGCTGACATTAGAAACCCATGATACATTGAGTATCTATAAGCTTGTTCTGCTAACTCTTTAGGTATATCATTCTGATCGATAGTTACAACTGACTTAGAAAGTTCAGCGTATAAGTCCCAATCGAAATCTTCAATAGTTATCTGCTCCATGTCTTATTATACCAGTAGATGCTTTATAAGCTCAGGGTTTAACCTTGAAATAGTGAGATACCCTCTTGTAAGGATATGTACTAGTTGTTCCTCATCCATAGAAATCTCATCCTCTAGTCCTGCTGACCTAAGTATAGCATGTGTTAACTCATGAAGAAAGGTTTCCTTAATAGCGGCTTCATGTTGTCTATTGTCGATGGATATTACATATTCATCCATATCAATAAGACCATAACATCTATCCCCCTCAGAAAAAAAATCTTCACTAGTAAAGTTAACTATAAATACAGCCCACCCCATATCAACCTCTGATATATCAGTTATTTTACTCATTATCTGTTACCTTAGTTTTGGGGTTTTCCTTCATCGAAAGAGTCTTATAATCAATATTAATCTCAAACAAAAATCCAGAAGCACCATTTCTAGTCTTCATTGCATAAATCCTCATTTTACCTTGATCCTTCTCTTCTTGAGTTTGATTAAGACTATAAGCTAAATCACAAGCTCTAATCTTACCGTAGGAGTCAGCTAGTTCAGCATCAGTAATAATATTGACTTTCTTACCGTCTCTGTTAGTTTGAGTACATGTACACATAAATGCATTGAACTCGATACCAATAGATCTTAATTCATGCACGATACGTTCCTGTGATTTGTACTCAGGGAGATCTAAAATAGTACAGTTCATTAGCTCAAGGTAATCCACGATAACTACGTCTGGGATAAAGTTATCGTAATTCTTAAGGTTGGTTAATAAGGCCTTGATCGTATTAGCGTCTATTTGATAAGGTTGGAACCTTTTAATCCTAAGAGCATTAGGACCAAACTTCTCTGCTACTGTTTCCAATCGTCTTTCTACTTTAAGTACCTCGGATTTAAGCTTATCTTGTGGTACTAGAGTTAGCATTGAGTCAAACCTTTTGGCAACTCTAGACTCACTCATTTCCAATGTAATATATAAAACCTTTCTGCCCTCAATCAAGGAAGTTACACCTTGATTTACCATAGCAATAGATTTGCCAACTCCACCGGGAGCAGCTACCATTAGAATCTCACCTCGTTCACTTCCTCCCTCAAGAGGATCGTTTAGAGATTTGAATGTAGTAGCGAATATATCCCTTTTACTTCTATCTAGTTCATCTAAGAAGCGTTGCTTGTAATCTGTGAAATATGTGTGTCCAGTATCTACATTTCTGTTTACTGTTAGCGCACCCTTTACAAGTTCTTCAATTTTACCATAGTTGCCTTCCTTAAGGTGACCAATACTATCGGTAATAGCAAGCTTCATTGACTCTTCTTTAGCAAACTTTTCTACTTCATCTAGGAAGTATTCTTTATGCTCAACTGCGTCTCCAGCCCCTTTATTAATATAAGCAATCTCATCTTCTAGAGTAAGTTTATTTTTAGAAGTACAAACTTCATTCATAATAACCGAATCTAATGGAAGTACACTAAATTTATCATGGTAATCATTAATACATTTAAATATTTGTCCTTGAATATCTGACTCAAAGTAATCAGATCTTACCATACTATTGATTTGGTTATAAAAGTCAGGATCGCTTTTAGCTAAGTAAAGGATTGATCTCTGTATTGAATCTCCGAAGTTAAATGTCATGATTGCTTGTGTTTCTTATTAATTGTTAATCCAGCTTTCTCATGCTGCATTGTGGTGAGTATTTTATCTCTTTCTCTCTTAGCTGTTTGTTCTTCAGGATTTAGTTTCCTAGCTCCTAGTCCAGCGCATTGCTCTTCTGTGAAATCATAACTAGCATACTGATGACCCCCAGTTTTCTGTCTCTCTTTGGATGCATCAATGGATTGATTATAGAAAGTATGTGCTTCCTGTTTATCCAAACCTAATCTCTGCTTCTTAAATATCTTAGCTCTATTGGTATGACAATCACCTTTCATTTGAAAAGTCATTGTTTCATAGTTACGTTCTGACATTTTATTACATGAAGGGCATTTAGTCTTCTTGGGAGCTTTTCCCATAGGACGTTCAATGATTAATTCTAAATCACATTCCCAACATTTATAGTTATAGTCCATTAGCAACCTCCACCAGTAAGACTACAGACATCCCCACTATTACTTCCTACTTCAGACCCAATGTACTTATCAATATTCTCTTGCGTGGTAGGGATTACCTTTAATGGTTCATTTCCCTTACTTCCTGCTCGATAAATTGTCAAGCCTTTAAGCTCCTTTACATATTCAAGAGCTTTGTCTGCAAAAGTAGGGTCATTAAAATCCTCAGCAAAGTTAATTGTCTTGGAAGTAGAACTATCAACTCTTGCTTGGATGGCTACTTGCATTTTCATATGCTCTTCAGGTAATACGTCATAAGCTCCAACGAAGTGTTCTACTGACTTACCTTCTTTAATATATTGTTCAAAGAGCTTATCCATTAAAACAGTCTTCTTATGTACACCGTCTACGATGTGAGTTCTGTAATACATTGGTGAGAAGATGGGCTCAAGCCCTGTGGACACTCCGAACACAATAGATGTGGTTCCTACTGGAGCTACAGTCAAGGATACAGCATTACGAATACCATACTGCTTGATCATCATTCTAACTCTAGCTGGAAGAGTTTTGGCAAAGGGTTGTTCAAGGTATTGGGTTCGGTCGAATGCAGTAAATGGAGTCTTATCTCTAGCGATGTAAGCAGAGGTAATATAAGATTCGTTTCTAATCGTATCAAATAGTCTCTCTACGAACTCAAGTGACTTCTCGCTACCATATCTCAGGCCTAGTTTAATAAGCATATAGTGAAGTCCAGTAACGCCTAGTCCAATCCTACGTGACCTTTCTCCAGCGTCCTTAGTATCGGGAGTAGGATAAGCATTAATCGTAAGTACGTTGTCAAGGAATCTAACTCCTCTACGAACAGTCTTAGCTAACCTCTTCCAATCTACTTGACCATCAACTACCATATTAGATAAGTTAATGTGACCTAGACAACAATTACCGTAAGCAGGGAGGGGAATTTCGCCACAAGGATTTGTAATTACTAGCTTCTCAAAGTAAGAAACATTAGTATGCTTAGTAATCATATCAATGTTAAGAATACCAGGATCTCCTGACTTTAGTGAGTTAGTCCAGATGTAGTTCCAAAGTTCTTTAGCTTTCATTGGAGCTAGTTTCGCTGATATAGCTTCTTCTGCGTAACTATTCTTAGAAAAAGCATTGGCTCTACCTAATGCATCTTCTACAGATAAAGCGTTAATATATACTGTTCTACATAAACTAGACTCTTTATCTACTAATATTTCAACCTTATAACGATAATATTGCTTACTATTAAAGAAGAAATACCAGTCCTCATCAGCTTCACATGCTTCAATAAAACGATCAGTAATACCTACGGAGATATTAAAGTTTGAAAGTTTCCCTTTGTTAAGTTTAACATCAAGGTAATCAAGAATGTCAGGATGTGTCACAGGAAGCATTCCAAGTAAAGCTACTCTTCGGTTTCCTCCAGCTTTAATATGCTCTCCAATCTTATCATACATTAATAGACTGGAAATAGTGCCAGGAGCAGCGTGTGAGAGGTTTTGAATAGAATCACCTTTAGGTCTGACTTCGCCCATGTTAAAACCAATTCCACCGCCACCACAAGCAATAGTGAACATATCATTAAGGTTCTTACCAAGGCTCTCTACGGAATCCTCAGGAGATAGTCCGAAGCAGTTAAGTAAATTCTGCTGATTAGCGTTCCTACCTGCTCCGAATATAATTCTACCACCGGGAATGAAGTCAGCAGGATCTAAAATCTCTCTAAACTTCTTCTCCCATTTGATCTTATCATCATCTAACTCAGCACTCGCTACTGTTCTTGCGATAACCTTGGATCTTTCTCCCCAAGTTGTTTCTCCGGGATAAGCGTACTTATCCATAAAAATTTCATGTCCGTAACCGGATAGTTTAAAAGATGCCATTATTTGATTAGTTTCGTTTCACCGTCTCTCTTAAGTATGCTTAATTTGCTACAGCCAGAGAGTAAGGATTTAAGGTGTTTATTATGTGTAATAATAAACAAAGTCTTTGTTTTCTTAAGATCTTGTAGTAATATATAGAGTCCTTCAATGCTTTCAGGATCTAAATTTTCAGCAATCTCGTCAAGAAATAATAAGTTTGTCTGAGTCTCCTCAGAGAAACATAATAGTCGCTGTAAACTTAACGCCACAGCCAAATTGAGCTTTTTACGTTCTCCACCAGAAAGACCTGAGAAGTGGACCTTACGACCACTATTGTAAATCGTCTCCTGTAGCTTCTCGTCGAATGTTACTTCTAACTTACCTGCTGATAAGAAGTTAAGGAAATAGTTACAAGAAGTATTGAAGTAATCTAGGATATTCCTGATAATATATCTAATCAATCCTTTCTCAGAAAATGCTACTTCCCAGAACTTCATTACCTCAAGCTCTTTCATATGAGCCTGATTAACATTAGATAGTTTATCTACTTCTTCTTGAGCTTCCTTTAGACTTTCTTCTACGTTTTGTTGCTCAGAGATTAAAGTGTAGATCTTGTTAGCTCTAGCGATAACCTCAGAAGACACAGTAATCTTAATATTATTGTACTCGTCCTTTAACCCCTCATCTAAAACTCTAATAGATTCAATATCTTTAACTAATTTATTAAGAGTCTTTTTATAGTAAGTAATATCCCCCTCTGTCTCTTCTTCCAGTAAAGTTCCATTATTACAAACATCACAAGTAGTTTCTCTTGAATATACTCCCTCACCTACAAGATTTTCGTAAACTACAGATTCATCGGTAATCCTGTTAATATCCTTACTATAGGAGTCCATTTTCTGTTCTATTAAAGCAATTCTATCTTCTTTAGTTTTAATATCATCATAATTGTTAGATTTAAGAATATTCTCTGTAACTCCTAATGTATCTAAACCTTCAGCCTTGGCTATTTTAATTTCACCTAACTTCTTAGTTAATCTGGAGACAGAGGATTCTCCTTGCTTAATACGGACGTTATTATCTTTTACCTCTCCATTCAAAGTAGATTTGATACCTTTGATCTTCTCGCGCTTATCAAATACGTCATCAAGATTTAGGAAGTTCCTGATAATGGTTCTCTTATCTTCTGCTGTCGCTCCTAGGAACTCAACCAAATTATGCTGTCCAAATACGGTAGACGCTAAGAATAGCTTATAGTTAATTTCTAAGTGCTTTTCTATGAGCTTCTGTGTAGCAATAGCGTTGTCCAAAGTCTCATTATCATCGTCAATATAAAACTCTAGCTTAGTAGGTCTACGGGATCGGTGTATAAAGCAGTTACCATTAACTTGGGTAATTATATAACAATCCTTCTTGGCTATGTTATTTACTAACGAGTCCTCTGTACTTTTACGTATGGTTTTACCGAACAGTCCCCAAGTGATAGCTTCTAAGATAGCAGACTTACCTGTTCCTACTGAACCACCATCATCTAAGTTATTACCGTCAATTAAAATTGCGCCTGAGTAATCATCAAATGTAATCTCCATATCTCTAATGGAGTAAAAGTTATGTATGATTATTTTATCTATTTTCATTCAGATAGTATCTTGTATCCTGCTTCAATATCTTCTCTATCTAGAGAAGTAATATTATTATCAATATAGTCATTGATAATAACCTCGTTAATTTTAAATAGGTGTCGTTTAGGCGAGAACATACTAACGTCCTCTGACCTCTTACCCTGTTCGATAATAGGGGCAAATGACATATCTAACCTGTCTATGTTGTACTTCTCTAGGATTTCATTCTTAAACGAGAAGGAGGTGTTTTCGTCCAGCTTGGTTAGAAGCAGTTTTACCAAAGTATAGTAGTTAGGGTTATCGTAGTATTTTTGATACATTCCTAGGTCTTCATAAGAGCATACTATATGTCTAAGACCTCCTTTAACCTTGCGCTTAGTGAATTTGGTAAACTTCTGCTCATCATGATGTATAACCCCGTAGAAGCAATCCTTATTATGTTCACCAAAGTTAACCTGATAAGGAGTACCTAGAGTCATAACGTTATCTTGTTTAGAATATCTGTGTATATGCCCCAAAATAGTAAAGTTATTAAAATTACTAACAGGGATAGAAGCAGAATCAGCGCGAAAACTATTGCTACCAGTAGTGTAGCCAAAGTGACCAAAAACCAAATCACCGTCAGGAGCATGTTCCAAACTTTCGATAATGGTTTCAGTATCTTCGTAATGAGGAACGAATGTAGTTTTGGGAAATCCTTTGTGGTCTGCTCGTCCTGTATGCTCATAGATATGTACTCCTTTATTCGGGTTGTGAAAAAGAGATAACACGGTAACACCGTTGTCACTACGAGTTTCAGACTCATGGTTGCCTCTGATAACATATTTCTTCTTCGTGTTTACTGAGCTTAGGATATCATTAAATCTTATTAGCTCTGTTGGGGTTGGTTTACGTTTATCAAACACATCACCTAAGAATACTACTGCGAAGAAGTCTCCTGAGTTTACAGTGTCCACAATAGTTTTAACTTGGTGTTCAATATAACCATAGCCCTTATCTCTCAGGTGTAAATCACCTATTACAATACTTTTAGTCATATAATTTTACCGTTGCACATTCTTCTTCAGGGCAAACATATAAGCAATACTCTGTCCTTCTTTTACAGCCTGTCATCGAGTATCCTTCCTCTCCTACTACTATATACATTTTAAATTTAATGGTATTTTTAGTATCATCATAACCACATGCTTTACACTTCATTTAATGCCTTCCATGATGCTGGATATAGTTCTTCCATAATCTCGCCTATTGCGTAAGCGTAATATCTAGATTCTAACTGAGTAGTTTGGCTAGTTCGTTCTTTGTACATATGAGCCCATCCTAATAATGATCCTGTTACATACACAGTAGTATACATTGATTGGGGTAGCATAATTCTAGCTTGCTCAGGTGCTACTCCAATCTCTAAATAGTATTTATAATTCTTTATAAGTTGATTATTTATAATCACACTTTGAGTTGCTAGTTCAATCTGGGTATTCATTGGGAAATCTTCTCCTGATCCTTGCTTAATATTTTCATCAGGTCTTTTTCGCCAAGGAGTGTTTAAGCTAGGTTCATAGAATTCAGGATCAGTTGAAATATATCTACGTGAAACTTCACTCCAGGAGAATCCAACTTGGTGTTTTCCTAGTTGCCTCAGTACAAAGATAGGAACATGAACTCTAAGTGAGATTTGAGGATGCCTAAACGGGAGCATATG